GCGGAAAGGGGAACATCATAAGCTCTCATATATGTATTATACTCCATAATCATTAAACAAAGTAGGCCTATTGGGATTTGAACCCAAAGTCGCTTGTATATAAGACAAGTGCTTTAACCAGATTAAGCTATAGGCCCTTATATTAGCCTATTATCTGTATGAGTATACCAAGGATAAAAGTAATGACAGCTACTATGGCTATTTGCAAAAGAAGTTTCACTGTTCTACCCCCGTTTTTATATCGAAAAAATTAGACAGGATGTTTACACGTGTTCCAGATGTAACCTTGTTCACAGCATGTCTTGTATTGTATCCTGGGAATAAAACCAAGGATCCAGCTTTAGGTTTTAAGACAATTTCAGCATCTTCCCCCAAAAGTAATTCTCCACCTTCATAGTCGTCATTAATCAATAGCGATGCTATGTAAGTTTTATTTTTAAGATCTTCAACTGCTTGGTATTTATCTCTATAATCCTTGTGAGAGTCAAGATGTGATCCTGATCTCATTAAATTGGCATGTGACCTATTTAAAGTAAAATCTCCTTCTATATCATATTGGTTCAAAAAGAAATTGTACGAGAAGAACAGCATTTCCTTAATTTTGTCTAGTGGGTCAAACTCCAATTTGAATTCAGGATCTTCAAAGAATTCTGCATTCCCGCCAAAAGATATAAATCCCCATAAATCTCTTTCTGGATCTTGAATCTGGTTTTTAAGAAAATACTCAGAAAGATTTTTAGCGTATTCTGGAGATATGAAATTTTCGATTAAATGGTAATCGTCTTCTTTTATTTCTTTTCCCATATTTCTCCCATATATCTTTATGTTCTTTGTATAGTTTATCTGGGGATATTAGATTTTAGGAAAGCCCCCCTACCCCCCAAATTTTAACTTTTTGGAAAGATAGAGAAGCAGTCCTAAAACGATATTCTCAGATGTTATCTGGTACATATTGAGTTTCAGGGTAAGCCCCCACAAAGCAAACTAAGTGTATCATTTTGTTTTTATCAAAGTCAATAGCTAGATTGACAAATTTAATTCTTTCATTAATTCTTCGTATTTTACTTCTCTGCCAAAGTAGTCAACTAGAATATTATCATAAAACTTATCCATATAATCTTTAGAATGAGATCCAGCAGTAAATTCTTTAATAATATGCTTATTTGCTTTTATCTCTTCACACCAACACCAATGAGAATCTTTCCATCCATGAGGAAAAGGAGAATTCTCTAGCTCTTTTAGCATATTTGACAATGCAGAGGCATTTGGCTTTGCTGCAAACATAGCGTTATTGTTGTATTTCTTATTTTCACAATTGTCGATAGATCCATGTACATAGCAAAAGATATCATCTTCATCTTCTGTAACTATCATTTCGTATTTATCTGTAGCTAACTCTAGCATATAGTCAAGTGGTTGTATACATACAGAATCCATATCTACGTATACCCCGCCAAATTTATTTACTACGTAATATCTCCAAATATCAGCTTGATGCATTTTAAATGGCTTCATATGCCTTTCACACACTACCTTGCAGTATTTGCAAACAAGGTCGTTTCTAAAAAGTACATTGTAAAAATGATCGTGTTCCTTCATCATGTCCGCCCTATCTTTTGATGACATATATTTGTATTCCCAGCCAGGATTTAAATTTATCCATGTCCTTGTGTTTTTCTTTAGGTGTTCTGGAAGATCTTCGTATTCCCATTCGTGGGTTTGCCATATTATTTTAGGGATCATGTCTCTATTATACCCGCCATATATTCTAGTCGACTAGGATTTCAGATTTATAAAAATGTTAATATATTTTTTACATGTATGATACACACCCTGGACAAAACGGACATTTTGGATAGTGCGCCCATTATTCTTTCGGGCTTGAGCGTGAGTGTGATGAGCATCACAAAGATTTTTTTGCGACACGCCCGAGATTTGCCTTAATTTGTCAGTCCCCCATGCTATGCTTAAGGTATAACAAAAACGAAAGGCAATAAATAAATGAACACACTAGATAGAATTAGATTAGAACAACAAGAGCGAAACGCTATCGCTCACGAAAAGGCTATTGCTAAGTCACCTTGGATAAGGGAGAGCGTACAGGCTTTCCGTAACGCTACACCTGAGCAATTAGCACAGGTCGAGGCTATTCGCCTCAAGCGAGGTATGTGACACACCTCACAGCGACACGCTAGGCTAACCTCCCCAATTTGTCAGACCCCCATGCTACACTTACAACATAACAACAACGAAAGGTCAGAATAAATGACACTAGATGAATACAAGAAAATGGTAGAGGCGCAACGCCTTGCCTCCCTATCAATCGCCCTAGAGGCACTCCGTAAGTCAGAGTCTATTGCTAAGGAGATGAATAAATAATGTCATACGCATACTCATACGAAAATAATAGCGTGTCTAAGTGGGATACTATCCAATCAGATGTCGCAGATGCATACGCATACCTTGATGAGGTAGATGAGGAACAACCTCCACTAGATGACTTTAATGATGAAGATGATGAAGAACTAGCAAAACTATTCGCACTAACATGGGAGAACTAATAATGACTATCACTTACTCAATTTGGCAAGGCTCTAAACTAATCTCTATTGACAATGTAGCGCATGAGGCTAAGGCTATTGACCATGTAATACAATCGCTCAACGATAGCGAATTAGGCAAGGTTAAAAAGTTTACCGCTAATGTAATGGACATAAAGGTAACAGCATGAATAGACTACTTACTACACTAGTACAGTTATCCCTTGCCCTCCCCGCCCTATACATGGCGAGGATCGTATGGCATGACTTTAAAGCAGAGATGAGAGAGATGTGGCAAGAGTCACACTAGCCTAACGGCGTGTCGGCTTGACATTGTCAAGCTGGCCCGCAAGTACTTGCGGGAGTTATCCACAGGGTTACGGGCATCTGTGGAAAACCCCTGGATTTATGTGAGATTTATCACATTGGCTGAGCGTCTCACATCTTGGAATTACTGGCTAGTAAGTAGAGAAATGTCAGACCCCCATGCTACAATTCCACTATAACGAAAAAGAAAGGTGGTCTCAAATGACTACACTAACAAATACACATACACATACTCCACACATGGAGAGCGTATCTACTACCTATGGCATGGGCGTAGATGTCGAATACACTTTCTGCGAAACATGCGAGCAGAACATAGATAGAGTTTATTTCTATGATGACTATGACCGCTTACCATTTTACACCGATTGGAGTTTAACTAAATGAAAAGTAATTTTGAGGTAACGCAAGAAATAACCGACCTTGCTAAAAAGCACTATGGCGAAATGGATTTAGCCTTTAAGTGGGGTTGTGCTCAAGCACTTCTTTCTACTAAACAATTAGAGATTATTCTAGGAATACTAAAAGATAAGGAAAATAACTAAATGCCAATTTTTAATTTTGAGTTATTTGTAGATGTAGAAGCAGATGATTTTGAGTCTGCTTATTCATGGCTAAAGGCTATGCCACTTGAGAGACAATTAGACTTTCATGTAATTGATTACCGACAAATGGAGGAATAAATAAATGACAACAGATTTCGAAATCGCTTTTGCGATTAAACAATTATTTGATGAAATGCTTGATGATTGTTATCCCGTGTATGAAATGGGTAACGCTGTTTTTTATCCGTCCCAAATTCTAAAAGATTGCGACCCTATTGCATACAATGAGGCACTTTTAGATTTTGAGGATAATTACTTAAAAGATAATGCAGACGATTTGGAAAGGCTAATGAATGAATGACTTTTTTGGATTTGAGAAAGCGATTGAAATCGATCATCTTACAGATGAGCAAATCTTAAAGCTTGAAGAAATTTTTAAGGATTTCGAATAAGCAACGGCGTGTCGACTTGACAAAAGTTGATGCGCCCGCAAAAGAGCGGGGTTATCCACAGGGTTACGGAGGTTATCCACAACCCCTGGAATTTACGACACGCCCGAGATTTTGTGATTTTTATCACACGGCTTGAGCGTCTCATTATTTGGAATTACTGGCTAGTAATTAGAAAATGTCAGTGCCATAGGCTATAATTGCTACTATCAACAAACGAAAGGCGGACTCAAATGTCAGCAAATGTCTATACAATCGAAAGCCTACTTGTAGGAAAAACCTATCACTCAAAATCATTAAAGGGTGAAATTATCTCAGCCGAATTAGATAACTCAGTTTGGTATGCAGATTGCGATACTTATAAAGTGCAGGTTCGTCCTCATTACTCAGCACCGCTAAATCTCAAAGATACTTATCGCTACTTGGCGGTAAAAACCTCATAAATAAATAATCGAAACAGGGGCAGTTTAGAGGGAGTCCTCGCTCAATGTCGTAAGTAAGAACCCTCAAAAATTTGTCAGTGCTACCTGATACAATAACTAAATAAACACACGAAAGGAAAACTAATGTTAGATACAAAATACATTGATGAAAACGAATTTTATTTCATCAAAGACGAACAGAGATTTTGTTGTGATGAGTCACAATTTAAGTATGTCTGCAAGGCTCATGGCGAGGCTATGGGTTGCTACTATTGCGAATTCGATTACTCAAAAGATTGCGAGTGTGAAGGATAATGATTAACTCAGTATTAGCAATAGATTGCCAAGATTGCCACGGACACGGAGTAATTTTTTTTGGTGATGATAATGATTTCGATTGCGAACCTTGCGATTGCGTAGATGACGGCTCACTATTTTGGAACGGAGAAAATAACTAATGTATAAATTAACTTGTGCTTATGACGGCAATGCACCACACTGGACGGCTGAATACGAAAAGGAATTCGGTGCTTGGGAAAGTTTCTTTCGCTTTACTGATTGGGGTATGGCTAACGAATTCTCAACAGTAAACATCATGACGCCAACTGGCAAAATGTACACCAAAGTATTTTACAGAAATGGAATGGTATCAGTTAAATGATGACACGAAAAGATTATGTCGCGGTTGCAGAAATTCTAAAGTATGCAAGCGATAAAGCGCACCCAGCACTATTTTCTAAAATGGTAAATGATTTCGCTGAAATGTTTGCGAAAGATAATGACCGATTTGATGTAAATAGATTTCATGAAGCGAGTGGGTATCATGTCCCAAAACTCACTACGAGATAAAGTAAAGCGAATTCAGGAATTGCGTCGCAGTAATGCGGCGCAACCTGTTCGCAATAAGAAAAAATATTTTCGAAAGATCAAACATAAAAATAAATATGCAGAGTGATGCATAGCTATGCAGGCCCGCAATACTGCGGGGTTATCCACAGGGTTACGGGGGTTATCCACAGCCCCTGGAATTTGTGAGATTAATCACAAAATAAATTAGATAAAGCTTGGGCGTGTTGCACAATTTGTCAGTGGCCTAGTGTACAATACTCTTATACCAACAACGAAAGGCAAAAAATGATAGTAGAACACAATCTAAAGTTTGTAACAGAGTTTGCAGACAATCATCCAGTAACTTTACAGGTTATGGCACTTGATGAAAATACTCGTATCTTTATGCTAGAGTCTATGCTAAAAGATTTAGTAGCACCACGCCTACAACCAATTCTTGATGAAATAAATGCTAATGGCTCTTACGCAATACTAAAGGTGGCAGAATAATGGGATACAATACAGCATTAGATTTATCTGAGGAATTAGATTTAGAAGTAGCATTAGGCTATCACTTACAGGGTAATCATTACCCACCCGTTCCACTTTCTATGGTGCCAGTATGTATCGAGGCAATTGACTTTGCTCATGATGACATGTGGGATGAAACTATTGAAATGCCTGATGGGATTACTTACAAGGGGCAGACATGTGCGCCAGTGTGGGCGATCATCGAGGCTCACCACTTACACGCTTGGCTACCTGAGTGACTAAGGTCACACAATAACTTTCTCAAATAATGAGATAGGGCTAGACTAATGTCAGACCCCAATGCTATAATTACCAACCTAACAAAGAAAAGAGGCAATAAATGACAATCAACGACAAGTTGTATCAGGTAGGCGATTTATTCACTACCCTTAAGTCAAAGAAAACAGGTGTGATTAAAGAAATCCACCCACAAACATCTGGCTCGGTGCGTGTGCTACTAGAAATGCCCAACAAGGAAACTCGTTGGACTTCAGTATCCGCTCAAACACTACTAGGCGTTTAATTTAATGGGAGGGGGGTCGCAGAAATGTCAGACCCCCCTGCTATAATTACTTAATCAAACCAACCAACAACGAAAGAAGGAAACAAATGGCTAGAGGAAAAGCAATCAGCGTTAAAATCGCAACACCAAAGGTAATCAAGGCACTAGAAACTGCACTAGCAAAACTAGAGTCAGATTATTCATCACAAGAAGCAAACGAAGCAAAGTATGAGAAGGCAAGACAAAAGTGGCAGAAGGAACTTAGTGACTATGCCGTTGCCAACATCAAGAAGGCAGAAAACTTCCGTACATCTTATCGCTCATGGAACAATACACTAAACATTGACTATGACTTAACAGTTGCAGAAAAGGACTTGCCTAAAGAGCCTCAGCGTGACTTTGTTGTTATGCACCAGCATACATACAATGACCAAAAAGAGGAAATGCTTAACGCAATTCGTATTCTCAAGATGACAGATGAGGAAACAGTTTCCACATCAACTTATCAAGCGGTTGCTCGTTATCTGTAAATAATCCAACGACCTGAGTATGTCGCCAAACTGCTCTCCCTTTAGGGACAACTACTAACAAAGGCAACAAAATGAAAAATCGTTTCAGAGTAGAAATCTATGATGCAAACAAAGCAAATGATTTAACAATTTATTCAGAGCAAGGCGTAGACAAGGAATACTTAACTGAGTTAGCATTTTCTAATAGAGGAAATTTCTTAGGAGATGTACGTGCTTATGTCTATGATACATTGAAGAAGACTAAGACTACTGCTCTTTACCTCCCGTCCGAAGTTATTAACTTCAATCGCAAAAACCAATTAACTAGGGATGAGTTAGGTCTGTAAAGATCTAACACCAGTTGCATATGCAGCTGGCCCGCAAAGCTAAGGGGTTATCCACAGGCTTACGACCACTTGTGGATAACCCTGGAATTTTGTGAGATTAATCACATGGATCAATTCGGACATATTGTAACTAATCATAGACAATGTCAGTGGGGTCTGTTATACTTACAACTAATCAAACAAACGAAAGGTAAAAAATGGCTCATAATCTAGAAATGGAAAATGGCGAAGTTGCATTCGCACTTCGTGGCGCACCTGCATGGCACAACCTTGCAAATCGCATCTTTACACAAGATGAAGATGTTACAACTCAAATGATGTTAGATGAGGCAAAACTTTCCAACTGGAATGTTCGCTTGTCTCCACTAACTGACCATATCTCAGATACATGGAATGATGTATCTAATGCTCAATTAGTTATTCGTGACAACCCATTCAACAATGGCACTGATGTGCTTGCAACTGTTGGAAAGCGTTACAAGCCTGTACAGAATGAGGAACTATTCGCATTCGCTGATGCAATTCATGATGCTAATGCTGATTGCCGTTGGGAATCTGCTGGCTCACTTCGTAGCGGTAAGGTTGTATTCGGTACAGTGGATATTCCTCGCACAATGGTGCTTGACCCACAAGGCGCAAATGATGCAACTAAGTTGTATCTAATTGTTTGGACATCTCATGACGGGTCAGTTGCTGTTCAGGCTGCTGTTACTCCTGTTCGTGTTGTATGCCAAAACACTCTTAACCTTGCAATGAAGAATGCTAAGCAATCTTTCAAGATTCGCCACACGCAATCTGTTGAAGGTCGCATCCAAGTTGCTCGTGAAACTCTTGGGCTTGCTCTTGGTTACTTTGATGAATTCGAGAAAGAGGCTCAGGCTCTTTATTCTCAATCAATCACTGATGCTGAATTCTCAAAGTTGATTCAGACAATTTATCCTAAGCCAGATAAGGATGCTGCTAAAGTTGCATTGACTAAGTGGGAAAACAAAGTCGTGCTCCTTGATGAGTTGTACCATAACTCACCAACCAATGCTAATATCAAGGGAACAAAGTGGGGCGCATTCAACGCACTTACTGAACGCCTTGATTACTATCGTTCAGGTCGTGGCAATTCTGAAACACTTATGGCGGGTGCATCAGGCTTTGACCCAATTCTAACCGCAGAAAAAAATAAAATTAAAAAATTAGTTTCTGCGTTCTAAATAAATAAATTCCTGAGCATGAATAAAAACTGCTCACAATTTTTTCCAGGTCCATTAGCTCAGTTGGTTAGAGCGCTACCCTGTCACGGTAGAGGTCGACGGTTCAAGTCCGTTATGGATCGCCAAGCGCCCTCAAAGCTAAGGGGGCAAAAAGTGTGTTACGACTCACATAAAAATCCCCTGGAAATCCTTGATAATGTCAGTCGGATCCTGTATAATTCTACTCATGACCAACGAACTAGTATCAAGTAAATATACCTTTGTCTGTGACCCAGACGAATGCGATTCATTAATAGAATTAACATCATCTGATGGATTTGGCTTTCCTTCAGGTGTGACAACTCTCACATGCCCATGCGGACGCAAGACCACATTATTGTCAGTGGAGCATGCTACAATTACACCAACAACAACGAAAGAGGATAAAATGGAAACAACAACAGACAATCACTACTTGACACGGGAATTTCTTGAGTCACAGTTAGTTGAAAATAAGGCCCGCATTGTGCAATTAGAAGAGCACATCCAGCGTGTAACACAACGAGATTACAATACTGCAGGTGTTCTAAATCAGTTGCGTGACAACATGAAGGTGTTCACATTAGAAGGTCTTGATGACGACTCATTGACTGAGTTTCAAGCAGAAGAGATTTCAAGCATTTGTGGATTTGAACTAACAAATGAATTTGAGTTAACCGTGACTGTACAATATTCAGTTACAGTTAATGCTCGTGACGAGGAGTCTGCTATCAATGCAATTCACGAAACAGACTTTGACACAGTATCTTATGATGAGCCTATTACATACATGTCATCATCTATCGATTCAGTAGAGGTGGACTAATGTATTTTGAACTTACCGCTCCTGATAGGCTCTCCATGGAGAGGGCCTATTGGGATGCACAAATCACAGGGCTCGACCCACAAGCAATGTCTCCATTGACATTCAACATTGGAACTGGTAGTATTGAGAAAGTAAGTAGACTTAGAGATAAGTATAACTTAACTGAATCTTATGTATCAGACTACGAAACCACAGGTTATTAAGGAGAGATTATGTCAGAGTATAAGGATGGATGGGATGACGGGTATAAGTTTGCTCGTGAAGAAATAATGGAGAAGTTATCAGAAATTGATATCAACGATATTGATTCTTGGATTCTTGACCGTCTTTCTGAGATGATTGAAGGTGGGGCACTATGACAACGGAAGATCTAACAAGATGGATAGCATGTGACCAATGTGGCACAGCTCAGGCAATGCATCTAATTAAACTAGTAGATGGTGAGTTGTTCTTTTGCGGTCACCACTACAACAAGAACAAGCAAGCGCTTGACAAGGTCTCATTTGAGATGATAGAATTAAACAAAACGGAAGAAGCAATCCCTCAACTAGAAACGGCGGAATAAAATGGGCGACAGAGCAAACTTTGGGTTTAAAGACCAAAAAGGCGATACAGTATTTTTATATGGACACTGGGCAGGATATGACATGCTAGCAAAACTAGCAAATGCCGTGCAGGCTGCAGAGACAAGATGGCAGGACCCATCCTATGCAACACGTATTGCAATATCACATCTAATTGGAGAAGACTGGAATCAAACACTTTCGTGGGGAATCTATGTCAATCAATTGGGAGACAACGAGCATAAGGTGCCCGTGATTAATTGGGCCAATCAAACGTTTACACTGTATGAAGAGGACCTTGAAACAGTTGTATTTAGTTTATCATTAGCGGCATTTGTAGACAAATACAGTCGACTAGTTATGGTATAATTAGACTAGGACTAAGGTCCTGGTTTTAATAGGAAATATAATGGTGCGTCTATTAGTCTTTAGGGCCAGGCGCTAAGTAAAGCGGGTTTATTTCTTTCGTTGGAAATCCAGGCAGCCATTATTCAAGACCCCCAGTTAATCTGGGGGTTTTTCTTTGCCCGCAAAGACATGAGGGTAGCATATTGTCGTTACGACTGTCAACTATATTCCCTGGAATTTTGTGAGCTTTTGTGAGATTTTGATCACAAACCTCACACATAAACCTAACACTTCTATATGCAATTGAATATAGATGTGTAACACTAATTTGGGCGGGTCAAATTAGTGTTTGTGACCCATATCATATAGACATTTGTCAGTGGTCTAATATATAATAGGAACATATCAACGAAAGGATATAAAATGCCAAACTGGGTATTTAATGGATTAACTATTGAAGGTAATCCTGAGCA